ACGCTCCAAATGTAACGTCAACGACGTTCTGTACTTCGTTTAAATCGCTGGCTACTTTTATGCATTCTTTTCCAAAATCAATTATAGCCTTCACGCCAAAGGCCAGACCGGCCGCGATGGCAAACTTCGAGAGTGTGCCCATCAACGATCCCAGTCCGGCCTTTGCGCCTGCTGAATCTACCTTCGTATTAATCCGTATATATCCGTCTGCTGTTGCCAAGATAACACCACCTTTTCGTCGGTGGCCATCGGCGCTCGGGCTCTACTTGGCTCTGGTTCTTATTTCAAAAATCTTCTTACAGTTCCGGCCTTTGCACCGGGCGAGCAGTCCCCTGCAAACTGTATCTTCGCTTAAGTATACAGGCATTTCGTATCCGCAGAAAGGGCATTTTACTTTTTTGTACATTTTCTCGCTCATTCGGGCCCCTCCGCGATATGTTTCGCCTGTATTTTCTTCGAAATGTACCCCCGTACTGCTGTGTGCAGGCTTTTCCTGGACGGGTATGTAAACTTCACCATCTGTACAAAGTTCCCCTTCACCAGGGCGTATATGGCGTTCGTTCCCTTGAGTGCGTCCTTGGCCATCTGTATCGTGGTCTCGGCCAGTTCGTCGCTCATCTGGTAGGCGTTGTCGTTAACGGTTACCGTCTTTGTCATAGGTCCTCCGGTTTCAGCTGGGCGTAGAAGTCGTCCAGCGTGTCCTGGTCTTCGTCTGACAACGGGTTGGCCAGGGCTACTTCCCGTTGTGCCTGGATGATCTTGCTGCGGGCCTTGGGGTCCTTCACGTCTGTCAAGTCGTAAGTCCTCAAGTCCCGGATCCGGTTCAATATGCAGGTGTCGGTTAATCCCTGCAGCAATTCGCAAAACTCCCACCAGTGCAGGTCCGCGTTCTCGTTTAAGTTTATGCCATAGTCGCTGCGGAAGCTGGACCGTATGTAGTCCATGTCCTGGACGTAGTCCATGTCCCTGGGCCGCTCTGGGCCGTTGGCCTTAGCCTCTTTGCCGCGCTGCAGGTATTTGATTGCCAGGCGGATGGCTTCGTTCATGTCCTCCGGCTCGTCCTTGTACAAAATGGCGATCACGCCATATGCCCGCTCAATCTCCCCGAGGTCCGGGTCGTTGATGCAGGCAATGCTGGCCAGGGCGTATTCGTACCCCGTGTTGAGCGCGTATTCGGTTCCCGCGATTTCGACCACTTCCGGGTAGTTCATGTGACCTTCCGGTACTTGTTCTCTTTGGGCCCGTGCTTCTTGGCTGCGCTGGCTTTGATCAGGTCTGTATTAATACCCATCTTCTTGAATTCCGGCCCCAGCTGCACCATTAAATCCTCGAACATGGTTTTGTAGTTCTTGTCTCCAAATATCTTCTGGCAGGCGCCTTCCCCGAGAAACTGATCCAGGGCGTGCCGGGCGTCTGTGTAAAACTGATCGAGCATCTGCATGCCGTCGTACTGGTTCTTTGTGATCAGCACTTTGTGTACGGTCTCCCCGTCGATAGGGCTTTCCTCGTCCATTGTAGTGAAGGGTTCATCCGGGCGCGCGTCCAGCTCTGTGGCCTGGCCCATGTACTTGACCTTCAAATGATCCAGGGCTTCGTACATCTTGAACAAGCGGGAGGTGATACTGGTATCTTCCAGGTCAAAGACAAGCGTGTCTCCCTGGTCGTTGACTTCGATAACGTATTCAGTCTTGGAATGTACGCGAATTTTATTAATGGCCATGGGGGATCCTCCTTAAGAATAGAGGGCGGGCTGTTCTTGCCCGCCCTCGCGTTGGTTGTTCTGGTCGGTCTTAGGCTGCGATTAAGCGGTCGTAAACTTGGACACGCTTGCCGCGAGCGCCTGGTTGTAAATGTCGGCTACACCGGCAATACTTACCAGCTGTACTGTGGCTGCGGCAAGGTTCGAAGCCGGGGCCAAAGTGAGAACCGTACGGGCTGCGTTCCAGCTGCGGTTTACCGGTACCAGCGCTCCGGCTGCCGTTGCGACCGTGATACTCTCGGATTTGATCGGGGTGGCAAAAGTCAGGACGATCACTGCTGTTACTGCGACGGCTGTGGCGTTGGCTGCAGGTGCGATGCTCACAAGTGAGAGCGCCGTGATACCTGTGGCTGTGAATGCCGGGGTGCCGTTCGTGATGGCTACTGTGCCGTCAACCGGGGCGCCGTTGAAGTAGATAGAATCAGACAGCTGCTGCGGCTTTCCGCCTTCCACCGTGAAGGTGTCAGTCGAGATAACTGCATTATTCAGCTGGGCTGTGTACGGGCTGGCTGTGGAAAGATCCACCTCCAAGACCTGTACTTCTGCGTCCGAACCAACGGAGCGAAGGCGGCGCAGGGTTTCCAGGAATGCGTGCGCGGGTGCGTTCGCTGCGTCCCAGAGTGCGACGTCGATTCCTGTGCTTACCTGATAGCTGTCGACACTTGTCGTCGCGCTGTCTTCGTTGATGTACGTCTCTGTGGTCGTCTGCGGGTTGTAGGCGATGGGTAGAGATACTACGCCTTTGCCCAGGGATGCCCAGTTCGGTACTCCGACTGAGCCAATGTTCAGGAAATATGCCATTAAACTGGATTTCTTTTTGGCCATTAGACTGCCTCCTCATCGTATGTCAGCGAGTAAACGCTGAAAAATGTTGTATTCCCGTCTTCGTCCTTGCCGTTCAGATCGGTTGGTCCCTTGAGCGTGCGTATGACGTCCGGCGTTCTCCGGGTGCCTATTGACAGGCCCTGGGTACCGTTGGCTTTGAACCAGGCGGCCAGGTCATTTAGGGATTTGAAAAGCTCCCCGGCGCTGTCCGGTACCGCAGCGGTTGTGAAGTAAACCATGAAGGGTACTTCTGCGCTGAAATTCCCGACAATGTCTTCGTCAAGAATAGCACCGCCGTTGCTTTTTATGCAATAGCCCAGGTCCCCACTCTGGTATTCCAGGTACACTCTTTCAGGGATTATAAGTGCGTGGGTCGTCGGGTCGGTCAGACCGTTGATCCAAGTCTGAAGGGATACCAGTATCTGTGTCGTGTCTGTCGCATCGAGTGCGCGTACGGTTTCCTCTGGCATTAGAACGTCCCCCCTATCTTCTTGACTCCCCGGATCCACTTGTCTTTGTTGATTGCTTTTGCGGTTTCAAACCAGAGACGGGTTGCCCCTGGGTGGGCCTGCGTGGAATGTGTATAGTTGCTGTAGTACTGCGCTGCCGCATAAACCTTGTTGTACACAATCATTCCGTCGCCTATCTTGGTTCCGGCGATGCCGGACCGCTCAAGCTCACCAGTTAGCCTGGGTACAAAAGGCGTGCTGTCTTTTAAGACCTCATTGTCCAGCCATGCCTGGGCCCGTGATACGTCTCCGGCTATGCGTGCGTACACGCTTACCGGGTTGAAGATTACGGCTACCTTGATCATCTGGCTGTCACCTCCAATACTCGGGGTGTGGTTGTATCGTGTGCGGGGTCGTTCACCGAAGTGACCGCAAAAAGCCGGTACTTCACCTGCATGGCGACTTTCGTTGTGCTCGGCAGGGTCTCTGCCGGGGTTCCGTCGATGAAGAAATCATCCGAAGTCCGAAAGGTGAAATGGGCGGCTCTCTGCAGTGCGGTTAAAGCGGCCCAGCTTTCCGCTGGTATGAATGTCCGGTCGCTGGTTGCTGCTGTGTCGGATAGGTCCAGGATCAACAGTGCCGTGTCTGAGGTGGTCACCCCTCGCTGGGACAGCCTTTGCTGGTATCCCTTGTCCAGTTGTACCTGCTGCAGGACGGTGCGCTGGTAGGTGGCCACTCCCACCGTTGTGCTGACGTAGTTGTAAACGGTTATGGTGTGTGGCCGGGCGCGTCTGCTGATTCTTTTCATCTGATCACATCCCCCTGTAAAGTAGGCCGGAGTACAAAAGCAAACCGGAGGCGCGTTCCCCTGCGTCTAGGAGGGCCTGGCTGACGGCAGCAGGGTCCAGGGTGTACGCGTAGCTTCCCACTTTTTCGCTGGAAACCATGACCCCTTGTCCCTCTGTAATGTCGTCTATCTGGCCCAGGCCTTCTGCAATGGCGCAGGTCGCGAGCTTGATTGCTTCCTGGACGTCCGTGTCAAACGTGGTCAGCCCTTCCCGGCGCACCTGGAACATTGTCATCTGATCTATGATCTCTGACGCCCGGAGTGCTATGCGGTCAAAACTGGCCGTCGCTATCGGCGTGCCCTTGTAGGTGTTTGTGTAGTCCGTGCTCACGATGTATGCGCTGTGTGCCATCCGTTTGTCCTCCCTGGATTACGCTGTCTTCACAGTCAAGGCGTGGGTACCGTAGGCCAAAACTTCACCGGCTGCGTTCAGTTCCACCACCATGATCGTGTCGTCTCCGACCGTGTCCGGGGTGATATCTGTGCCCGATACAAACGCAGTGTAATCTGTACCAGGGACGTCCCTGTACAGAACCGCTACGGGGTCGGGGCCTGTCTTGAAGGCTTTGGTGTTACCGGCTGTGCCAATGGCGCCAACGGTTACGGTGACTAAACTGTCACCGAGGGCCGTTCCGGCTACGCTGGTTAGCGTTAAGGCTACCAGTTTGGCTGTGCTCGCTGCGGTCTCAATCTTGCGAAGCAAAACCTGCTTTGAGTCTCCGGCGATGTAGCTGATCCCCTGATAGTCCAGAATCTCACGAATCTGGGTCTTGGTCAGGCGGTCATAAACAGAAAGCGCGTGCTTGCTGTTGTCTACGGCATACCCGTCTGTTGTGAAGTGTGCTGTTGCGGATCCCTGCGGAACCGCGGCGACGCCCTCAATAAAGGGTACTGCGGGCCAGTCTACTGTTGAGTCCTGCACGGGTGCATAAATTCTCGGCATGTCATTTACCTCCCTTATCTTTGGCCGGGTGATGTGATCTTGCGGCCGGGGTTTCCAGCTTGCTTACCGTTTTGGTAAGGTCTGAAAACTGATTGAACGCATCCTCTGCAGGCGCTTCCTGCTCTGCAGGTGCCTCCGGGGTGGCGTCTTTTATTGCCTCAATGGGCAAGGTGGCTTCCTGGGGCAGCTGGGTGGCCTGTGGCGCAAGTGCAGGGGCCTCCGCTTCTACGGAGTACCCCTTGCTCTTGAACCAGTCCAGGTTGCTCTGCTTGTCAGAATGCCCGACTCCATCTTTGAAGGTTACCCCTGCTGAGGTACCGTTGTAGTTTGTTACGGGTGCGGATATTTTAGCCATGCTGGGCCTTCCTTTCCTGGGTCTTAGATGAGCTTGATTCTGCGGAGTACGCCTGCGCTGCGGGTGGCTTTGACGGCCATGGCAGAAATCATTTCGACTTCGCCTGTCTTTACGGCTCCGGGGAGCTGCAGGTTAGGCAGGTACTGCTCTACCAGGGTGTTGCCGTCCGGGCTTACGCCATGAACGCCATCCAGGGCGAGACGGGCTGCGAAGATGGATGTTTCGCCGTTTACGGTCTCGATGATCGGTGTGCTGGTTCCGGGCTTGTCACCCAGGCTCATGATCAAAGAGGGGCCCCAAGTAAGGACCTCGTCGCCGTAGTTGGATTTGCTTGCCAGGTTGATTCCGGCGCGGTCCATGACGCTCTGGAAAGCAGCGAACATGTCGCTGTTCATTACGTACAAAGTCGGAGAGCCGTCCAGCTTAGCGCGCATGGAGCGGAGGGTGTCAAGAAACACTTTCCAGTTTGTGTCCATGTCTGAGCTGGATGAAAGGTCAATAGCTGCGGCCGGGATGATCTCTGTCGAGGATCCGGTTACCGCTTTGTCCAGGCCATCGAAAGCGGTGGCATCTACGCCAGAATCGCCGTTGATAAACATGTCATGAAAAAGGGCACGGGTTGCGAGGATCTTCTGTGCGAGTTGAAACTGCACGTGATCAACGACCTGCTTCTCGTTCTTGATGATGACGCGGTCAAGCTGGAAGGCTCCACCGAAAACCTTGAGATTAACCGTGAACGGTGTGGTCTTGGCTTCCTGGGCTACATACTCGGAGTTGATCGCTCTGGTTGCAGCTGTAGGCAGCGTGGTTACGCGGTTATAAACGTACGCCATTGTGCTGCCGCCCTGGGGCTTTACTGTGTTGTCGAAAGGAAGGGAATCAAGCAAGGCGCTTTTTCTGAATTCGTCAATGACGAAGTTCGTGAGCTTGCTCTGGGATAGTGCTTTTGCCTCTGCTAATGTGATCATGGTTTATCCTCCTGCTGGTTATTCGGGAGGGCGTTATTCGGCCTTCCCGTACATGGTGCCCATTATTTCGTCTCCCACTGTGGCTTCGGTATTTGCGGGGGGTGGGTTCCCCTGGTGCGTACCGGATCTTGCTCCGGCCGTTTTTCCGGGTGCTGCTGTAAAGGCCCACTTCTCGGTTTCCTTCAGTGCTTTCAGCTGGTCGTCCACTCCGATAAGGTTTTCCCCGTCCAGTCCCAGCTTGGTTGCGTCCAAAAGGGCGCGGACCGCTTTGGTGTTGACGGCGCCTTCGGCATGAAGCCTGGCTTCGAGTGCGTTGTCGATTTTGATCTGCTTCAGTTCGGTCTCGTACTTTGTCGCGGCCTGGGTGTTAGCAGTCTGCAGTTCCGTGATTTTGGCTTGGAGGTCCTTCGGGTCGACCTTCTTCAGTTCCTCTATCTGCTTTTCACGGTCTTTGACGGTCGCTTCCAGGGTCTTCTTGGTCTCGTTCACGCCATTAAAATCTGTGCGTGCTACAAAGTCCTTACCCACCTGGTCAGATACCTTCTTGTCGATGTCGTCTGTGTAGGTGTCTCCGAGAATTGTTTTCAGCCACTCCAACATAATAGTCTCCCTCTTGCCGCTTTCCTTGCTGCCCTGGTCTCCCAGTGCTCCGGCCAGTCCCGGTTCTGCGGTGCCCCTATTTTGTCCCGGAGGCTCCGGGTAATTTATAACCTCGGCTCGTTGCCGTTGTTACCGTGTCGCTCGTACTCTGCCTTGACCGGGTTCTCCCTTTTGTTTTTGAAGGCGGCCTGGATTTCCTGCAGTTTGGCCGGGGTCAGTTCGTTGGTGTCTTCAAAATAACTCGAACGAAGAAAAATGTTCGCGCTGGTTGGCGGGTATGCCTTGGTTGCGTCCTGGGTGTATAAATCCACCAGGTAGAAGGTGTCCCCTTCCTGCACAATATACTGGCCGGTACCCTTGTTCATCCAAATTGTTAAAGTGTCTGCTTTTACGCTCATGTCCAGTCTGCCTCCGTTAGCCATCGGAATGTTTTTCCCCAGGGTGCTTTTGATGCTTCTGTTACCATTCCGACCTTAATTCCTCTTTCATTTAACGCCTTTACAAGCTCTTTGTCGATACCCTTGTATTTCAGATCGTCCGGGCCGTATACAAAACTCTCGATATCATCCAAGGTTACCCCTCCATGCACCTGGTTTTCGATGTAGGAAGACCCGGAATCGTGAAGAAGATCTTTTATTGTCGGGTGTGGTTTTACTTTTGCTATGTCCGCCATTTGTTCTGTGTCATATGATCCCCAGCAAGGCGTTACTTCGTCTACGTAAGAGGGTGCGTACCCCATGCCCAGGCTATCACCACACGTGAACGTTGTCCTGCCCCTCACACTCGATTTGTATTGTACCGTGCTGTGACCATAAGACCTCGGGCCATCATCCTCGAAGTCCGCGGCGAAATCATCATCAAACTGGTACCCGTAGTATTCAAAGTCGCGTCGGTCTATGACAGTGTGCTTTGTACCGAACAATTTACTTGAGGCTTCCCGGCGCTCATCCGGGTCATTCATTCCGCCCGAAGTAACGGACACTTTTTTGCCCAGGTCTTGTTCGTATTTTAGTTCGATCTGTGTTTTAAACTTGCCGTCTGTCATTACCATCTTCATGGTCTCGGAGTTAATACGGGACCGGCATACGCTTTGATCTATGGCCTTCTCTGTGTATACTCTGGCCGCTTCCAGCGGCTTGGCATCTCTGCCGGAGTACAGTTTTTTGATATTTTTATCGCGGGTGGCTTCAAAGTTTTCAAGTGTGGGCGGGACCTTCCCGTCTTTGAGGTTGTCCACGCCCTTGATACCCCTGGCCTTGCGCTCTGCAGCCCGTGCTGCCGCCTCTGCCGCGTTCTTCTTGGCCTCGGCTGCTCTTAGCTTGGCTTCTGCCGCATTGCGTATCTTGGCTTCTGCGGCGTCCTTGATGGCCTTCTTAGCTGCGGCCGCTTCCTCTAGCTTCTTGGTAGCTTCGGTTGCTGCTTCTTTGGCCTTCTCAAACGGCGATGACTCTGCCATCTTGAAGTCTATCGGGTCTATCTCAAATCCCGACTCCGGCAGTTTATAGATTATGGCGTCGTACCCCTTTGCCTTCATTTGGCGGGCCACTTCTTCACCCACATCCCCGTGGTATGTCGCGGAGGCTTTTCCCGTGAGTTCTTTGAAGGCCTTCTCTCGGGCAATTGCCTTTGTGGAGCCTTCGATAACCAGAGGCTTCTTGGTCACAATGTAGTATGACTTTGCGTCTGAAATGCCCGCAGTCTCCGGCAATGCATGAAAGGCGGTGATTCCGTCCGTAGGGACGCTCTTGCGCGGGCTACGCCATACTTCGTACGTACCGGGTTTCCCGAATCCTGCCGGGTGTTCATAAGATACCACCTTGCCCGGCAGTTTATCTGCAGGTGCTGCGGTGGCCATAAGTTTTGCTTTGGCCGCGGCTTCTTTGGCGGTGACAGCTTCCTCGTACTTTTTCGCGGCAGCAGCTTCTCTGAATGCCTTCTCTGCGTCTTCTGCCTTGAGACGTTCGACGGCATCCTTGAGCGCGGCTTCCTTGGCCGCTCGTTCGATTGCCTCGGCGTCCCTGATCTTCTTGGCCGCTACTTCTGCCGGGGTGGGCATCATGGCCTTCTTGGATTCACGCCATAGGCGGGTGCGTTCTTTGCTGGCTGCCCGGAGGGCTTCCTTCTTGGTGGCTGCCGCTTCTTCGGCAGTCCACTTGGCCAGGATGGCCTTGCCCTCGGCTACTTTGGCAGCTTCCACGGCTGCCGCTTCAGCGGCCTTGGCTGCCTCAGCGATGCGCTTGGTTGTTTCTTCTGCCGCTACCCTTGCTTCTTCTGCGAGGCGTGCTGCTGCCTCTTTGGCGCTTTCCAGGGCGGTGGTCTTGCTTGCTCTCCATGCGCGGGTGCGTTCCCGGCTGGCTGCGAGCGTGGCTTCCCGCTTTGCTGCAACTAATTCCTCCGGCGTGGGTACCTTGGGTACCGGCGCTACAGGTATGACCGGCTTTGGTGTATGCACAATCGGGGGATGCGTGCCCATGCCGTATACTTTTTCCCGGTCATACATGCGTGCCAGGTCGTTGTCCAGGACGTGCTGTCTCTGGGTTGCTTGCCAAGCCCGGACCCGAGTGTCTGCTTGGGCCGTGTCGGATCCGCCTTCCCGGAGGGTGTTTGCCTTGCGCTTCCATGCCCGGATCATGCGTTCGTTGTATCTCTGCTTCTGCTCGGCATAGTAGGTCGCGGGATCGTACTTCTCTTTGGGCAGCGCTTCACTGACCCCTTCCACAAACGCATAAAAACTGTGACGGCAATTCCAGCCGCACAGTCCTGATCCGGTCCCATATCCTGTGGCTTCTGCGAGGTTGCGGTGCTTTCCATCACTGCCGGTTATGCAGTATATCCCGCCTTGCCAGACGGCGTGCTCAGGTCGGGCATCGCTGTGACTGGTTACCTCTACCAGATCGGTCCCTAATACCTGGGCATTGGCGAGGCTGACCTGGGAGGTGGCCTGGTTTACCCCGGTCACCAGCGCGCGCCGTACGGCGGCCTCTACGCTTGTCCTGGCCCCGCTTGCGTAGTCGAAGGTGTGAATACCGTCGTCTGCAAACTTCTGAACGGTCATGTCCACCGCTTGGTCCTGGGTGAAGGCCCCGCTTTGCACGAGCATCTGTGCCTGGTCCATGTATTTATTCAGCTGCCCGGCTGCGTTTGTGGCCATGGTACCGGTCATGCGCTGCAAGGTGCCCATGGTTCTCTTGAGGTTGGCTTCCATGACTTGTCTGAAGGCGGGGCTTGCAGAAAGCGGGATCTTGTGTGCAGGCTCTCTGCCGGAGGCCAGCATAGCAGACCGGGTTGCCTCGTCTACTTTGTTGCTCTTGATTCCGGCTGCAGCAAACATATCGTTCATCTCAAGCTGGGACCTTCCTGTCTGGGCTGCGATCCTGCGCGTTATGTACGCCTGGCTTTCCCCCATTTGCTTGAGCTTTTCAATCTCCCAGGCTGCTGTGTCCGTGGTGTACCCCGCCTTCTTGATTCGGCGTGCGATGTCTGCCTCTATATCAGTCTGAAGGTCTGCGTATATGTCCTGCATCGGTGCGGATACACCGGCCAGATAATCGGGTGTTAGCATGGCGGCCCCTCTCTTTGTGCAATATGCATAAACCCCCCGGACGGATCGCGCCGGGAGGCTTGTGCATTATGTCGCGGGTTTGCTGATCGTGGCTTTGCTGATCGTGGCTTTCCCGAATGCCGGGGGCGTTGTGTCACCTGCTGCCGGAGGTTTGGCCGGTGCTGTGACATCTGCCGGCGCTGCCGGGTTTCCTGCGGGTGCCGGGCCTCCGGGGATTACGTCCATCGGGAAGTCCAAAGGCGGGGGCACCATCAGTGCATCATTTTCGGCCACTATCTCTTTGGCCTCTTTTTCCTCGTACCCCTCATACTCGTGCAGGTATCTCCATAGCGGGAATTTGCCCTGGGTAACGAGTGCCTGCATCCGGGTCCGCTTGGCGTCGGTGTCTTCGATGATGCTGTCGTCGAAGTTGATCGTGGTCTCGAAGGTATCGGTTATCCCAGATATCTCGGCTATTGCTTTGCACATGCCCTTGAGTGCTGTGTCCAGAACCTGTTCGTTCTTCTTGAGATTCTGGAAAAGTTCAGACTTGGCACTTATGACTTCTGTGGCCGTCTTCACGTTGCCTGCCTCAAAGCTGTATCTGTCATTGCCCAGGCCCGTCTTGGAGCTCAAAAGGTTCAGGAAGCGCTGCAGGCCCTGGTCGTGGTCGGTTATCCGCAGTTCCATGTTGATCTCTTTGAGTTCCTGCTTCGCGTCGTCCATTTTCAGGCCGTAGAATTCCGTGTCGTTATCATCGAAGGCCATCCAGGTCTCGTCGTCTTGCTGCATCATCTGCAGCATGCTCTGTGGTACTATGATGCGCTTCTTGCCCAGTCGAAACTCGTTGCAGTAGCTGTCGTATATCAGGTCGACACCTTCCAACAAGTCCAGGCTGTTCGCGTACACCGAGATTCCCATCGGGCTGCCCAGGTCGATGTTATTTGCCTGGTTAGGCATGAAAAACTGAAAGCGCGGGGTGAGACTGTTGGTATCGTATTCCAGTGCCATGTCCCCGAACAACAGTTCGGTTTCTGGGTCGACTGGTTCTTCTTGGGGCGCGGCTTTTGTTGCCGTGCCCGGCGTTGCGTCTTTCATGACCGGGAGTGCCTGCATAAGCGCGTTACCGGTTGCGTCCAGGGGTATCAGTTTGTTGGTTATTACGTACTGCCCGTCTTTCAGTTCGTGAATATTCAGGTATATGAATTGCCGGTTGCAGAACGTCTTGATGCTGGCAAACGCGCAATCCTGGATAGTGTCCCCGTCCCAGTTTAGCGGGTAGATCATGTCTCCCCGGACAAAGTCCATCAAGACCCCGCCTGTCCCGTCGTCGTGTTCTACCAGTGCGCCCATGCCCAGGGCGTATGACACTTCGACTAATTTGTTCGCCTGCACCCGGAAATCGTTAGCGAGCATGGCCGCGTCGACCTTCTCTTGCACCGTTTTGTTATCAATGGCGAGCTGGACCTTCTCGTTCATAAGCAGGTTGGCGTGGTCTTCGCAGACCTTCTTGCCCATGCGCAGCGACTTCCTATGGCGCTTGATTTTCTTCCTGCCGTTGTACTGCAGGTAATCGTGAAACTTGGCGTAGTGCCCCTGGTACCAGGCGCGCCAGACCACCATGTGTTCGTATACCGCGTTCTCCGGTATCGTGTAACCTAACCCCTCCAAAACTGCCCTTACATCGTATTTCATCTTCCCGACTCCCTTCGTGCTTTTACTTGATCTGTGAATAGCCCCATTTGCTGTATGTCCTTCTGGTATCTCTCGGTCGTGTATTCGCAGGCGTCCAGGCTGTCTATGTTCATGATGCCATCATCCAGGCGGACGTCTTCGGTTATAATCTTCGGATCCCATACGGCGTCCTGCAGGGCCCCGATCAGGTGGGTGCAATGCCGCATGACCTTGTATCGGTCCTGGGCGATGATGCTGTTGTAGAAGTCAACCCGGCCCGTTATCACGCCCTTCAGCGCGTTCTGGATGTCCACTGGCAGTTTTGCCTGGAAGGCCGCGAGCTTCAGTCCCTGGATGAGCGTGGTCTCGGCGCTGTCGCAATAAACCACAATCGCTTTTACCTTCGGGAACCGTTTCAGCAGGCGTTGGATAAATGCTACAAAGTCTTCCTCGAGCTGCTTTGGCGTGATCTTTTCCTTCTTGTAGTACTCGTCCACCGTGATCACCTGCTGAAAGCGCGGGGTCAGGGCGTTCGCTATGAAGGCGTGTGCTGATTGGTTGCCTCCAAAGTCTACCCCTACGGTCAGCAGTGCGATGTCTTCCGGGTCCTTCTCTTGGATATATGCTTCTGTCTGGTCTGCAAACTGCCGGTATATCAGTCCTTCAGCAACGCAGCGATCTCCCAGGATGTCCCTCTTGTACCACACACTCTCCGGGTCGTACTGATTCTTGATCTCGGCCTTGCGTTCGTCGCTTATGGAGAGATTGTCGTCCATGGTGAAATGCTCATAGTTGGCGATCCCCTTGGCCCGGTACGGGTCGATGAAGTCTGTGTAAATCCAGTGTGTCGGGGATCCGGGGTTAAGGTCCCACAAGATCTGCCGAACATAAGCAGCCAGCTGTCTGCTGAATGCCGTCTGGATAAAGCTGACATGGTGCTGGTTGATCTCTGTGGCTATCCACATTCCGTAGCTGTTTCCCAGTATTTTCTGGAAGCTGTTTGCCTTGGCTGCTCCGGCGAATACTATGATCTTCTCCCCGGTCTGCGTTAGCACGATCAGTGCGTCATTACCCTTGTATTTGCCCCAGTAGCAGCGGTTCCTGAACAAGTGCTCGAGTCCGTACCCGTTGCAGTCCCCTATGTTCAGTTTGGCGTTGGCCACTGTAGATCCCGAGGCCAGATGGATGCGGTCTTTGCAAAGTTCCAGGTGTGCAGCTGCAGCGATGCAGTGATCTATCGTCTTCCCGCTACGGACGGCCCCTTCTGCGATGCTGATCGTGGAAGTCCCGCAGGCCTGGATATATAGTTTGTGTTTCATGGAAAAAGGCGCCCAGGCAATGGTCGCCGTTTTAGTTTTCATCTTTATCCACCCTCAACAGGTCAGCCAGCGGTGCCAGGTCTTCTACGCCCTCCCCGTGCTTGTTGTCCCGGTCTTCTCCCCTGCGCCACATCTCTGGCTTGCGGTTTTTGAGCCAGATGATCTGGGCGGTAACATCCCCCACTACGACTTTGCGTATCTTGGTGACTTCTGCGTCCTTGTCCACCTTCCCGTTCACTATCCGGGTTACCGTCTTGGTCTCGTCATACTCGAAGCCCAGGGCCCGCTTATAAAGTGCGTTCTCTACCCGGCGATCTGCTACGTCTTTGCCCTCGCTTAGGGCCAGTGCGATCTCCGGGTACTTCTTCTTCCATTCGTACAAAGTCTGCGGGCTAATCCCGATATTATGTGATATGTCCTTGTCGGTCAGCCCGTCTTTGGCCATGCCTTGCAGCTGCAGACATCCGTCTTCAGTGATCCATTGCAGGTACTTCCCCGTTGACTTCTTACGCGAGGAGGCTATCGCCATCTATCTCACCATCTTCCTGGTCCCACTCGAAGGTTACGGGCTGGCCGTCCCGGAGGCCGGTCACATCGTTGCGCTTCGTTGTGTTCTTGTATCTGCGGATTATCCCGTCACAAAAGTGCGGGTCCAGTTCTATCGTGTAGCACCGGCGCCCGGTTATCTCGGCTGCGATCAAAGTGCTGCCCGATCCCCCGAAGAAATCAAGCACCAGGTCCCCTGCTGTGCTGCTGTTCTCGATTGCCCTCACGGGCAGCTCTACAGGCTTCTGGGTGGGGTGTATCGTGCCTGTCTCTCTGGATACTTCCCATATGTCGTTGGCTGCGCCTTCCTGGTAAAGGGTCAGACTGCCTCCGCTTGGTAGGCGAACGTAGCGCAGCTTCTTGCCCTTGGGCGCTTTGTCTG